ATGTAGCCTGGCACTTCAATTGAAAACGTATTTCTAACTATTCTTTCACTATCGGTAAAATCATTAAAATTATTATCACTTCCAATAGAAGGCGCAAAATAAGCAACAAAAGAATACCCTTTTTCGGTTTCTATTCTGCAGGTTCTTTGTCCATAAGAATGATAAGAAGTCATGATTGCCGTCAACAAGTTATTCATCTGTTGGGTATATTGGGCCCATACCGTGATTTCGTAAGTGGCTACAAAATACTTTGGTGGGTCCATGGTATATATCTCATAGATGTTATTAGAAATCCCATCTGATATCATTCTGCCCTTTTGAAAATCTAATTTTTTATTTGGTGCTTTTCTTCTTGTAGCTATCGTTCCAGGCAGAGCTCCTCTACCCTCTCCACCTTTAGTTTCTCCTGTTGAAAGTTCGTGATTAGGAATAGCTCTTTCATCAGAGTTTTGTAATCTTTCTTTATTTAAAATTCTTTGATATGCAGAATCTCTTGGTGAAAGTTTTTTCTTAATGGTTATAGGTACCGACTGATTTGTCGCAGCTCCTTTTGAGGGCGCTTGTTCTATTCCGGTTCTTTCAATAGAAATAAGGGGAAGAATTATAGCTCCCGCTTTATCTCTTAACGGCTGCTTTCTTCTAAGTACCGCGAATCTTTCTCCAGTAGCAAAAATTACTGGAACCTTTTTTGTAGTTTTCTTTTGCTCATAAATTAAAGTTAAATCTTTATCAAATAAATTAAAAAGAGCTCTATCTACATCTTCGATAGTGCAGGGAGGAAGATTAAAATCAGGATCAATGCTAGCACCAAGAGGCATAAAGTTTGGAGATGTTTGTTTTCTAGTAGACATTAGCAATCATCTCCATAAAAAGAAGAAGATATTCCATCGTCATCTCCCTTGGGAGAAACTTCAACAGGGCCGTCTGGAGCCTTTTGCAATTTCCCTTGTTGTTGCAAAGCTCTTACATCGCCTGTCGGCCCTAATTTATTTTCTTTATATCCTCTTTGCTGGACAAATGTTCTTTCAACTGCGTCTGGATCTGAATAAGCTTCGTCAGTAGGACCAATTGGAGTTTTATCTATTAACCCTTTTCTAGCTTGCTTACAAGTCATCTTGTATCCAGTAGAATACTCTATTTCTCCAAAAATTGTACTGTCTATAACGGCAGTAACTATTTCGAAAAAAGTGTCTCCATAACTTACATAATCGCCTTCTTCAATATTAATCTCTTTATCTAAAACATCTCTATATTGAACATAAACTGTGATGGTGCTATATTCTTCTGACCCGAATTGATTTGTTCTAATTTCTGCTTGATTCCACTCTATTCTTGCGTCTAAGTCTATTGGTGGATCAAATATTTTTTGGTGAGCTTCTTCATATACATCGTGAACATCAGATAAATCTTCTCTAACTTTATAATAATACACCTTTTGCCCAATGACATCCTTGACTATCTCTTTGTTGATATCGGAGATTAAATCAATTTCTCTGGGTGTAATAAAAAGTCTAGCCATTATCTATCCAATCACTATTGCTTTTCCCATTGGGATAGGAATTGTTTTCAAAACTGTTTGAAGATTTTCTGCTTTTCCTGCTTCGCCTTCTAACATTTTGTCGTAAGTCAAGCTATCTAGTAATTCTTTCATAGAAGTCGATAATTTTTCTTGGTCTTCTCTCCCTTGAGTTACTAGCGTAGAGCCATCTAATTGAAGATCTCCACCCGGAATTGGAACTGTAGAAAATTTGCTGCGAACTAATCCTAATAATTCTTTAGAAGAGGCTAAACAAAATTCTCTTATCCATTGTCGGCCCATGCTATTTATATTAGAATATGATATATTATCATAAGGAATATTAGAAAAATCGCTAACCCCGTTTATAGTTGCATCATTATAAGCTGGATCAAATGGATCACTTCCAAACCCTACACGAATCCACAATTTTCTATTTTTCGTTGATACGTTATTTCCATCATCGAAATTTGGAGATGGAAATATTCTTATCTTAGTGCCTTGTGTCCTATAAGAATAATTGGATCTTCTAACTCGATTAGAAAGCCCCATTTGTCCGCCACGTAAGACATCCTCGAAAACTGGTAATACATAAAATACTGTTTCCGGAGTAAAAGACTCAAAAGAAAATTCATTATTAAGATAATTTATAGCAGAAGTAGTATCAAAAAATCGATATGCGGCTTGGGGAGAAAAGTGGAACACTTCTAGAATTTTCATTCTACCAGCTCCGCCACCATTTAAACTTGAAGAAAATATAAGGTTTCCACTTTCATCTTTAAGCTCATCATAAATATCGTAATCTTGTCTTCCAGATTGCAGTTTGATAGAACCAGAAAGGGTATTATAAGAACCTCCAATTCCTGCATCTTGAGCATAAGGCTCAGCTAATCTAAGAATGAAATCTAAAGTTTCGTGAGCATATTTTCCTTGGATGTTAGATCCTGTAGAAGCTCCTAAAACATTACTAAGCTGAGATTTCGTTTGGAACTCATTTACTAAAGAACTATACTCAAGAGTAGATTCTTCTAAGCAAGCCCAAATCTGTTTTTTTGTTAACTCAACTGATAATATATCGTCTCCAAGCTTTCTTTTGACAAAAGTAATCATTGAATCTGCTTCTTTTTGAAAAGCAAGATCGTCATCAAAAAAGCCAAAAGGCGTTGGATTTAAAGTTTGAAAAAATTTTGACATACAAAAACTCGGCAACTATGACTAACTATTAAGCTAGTTTTCATAGTTACCGAGCGAGAATTTTGCCCTTACAAATTTCTGCGTGTAAATAATCACATAAAAATTCGTTAATTGAGACTATATTTTTTTCAAAAAAAATTAAGACTTCCAAAGACCGGTGGTCTTCATGTAGCCTCTGCCAAATTTCTTTTCTAAAAATAATTTAAGCTCATCCCAACGCTGCTGTGTAAGAGGATTATCTCCAGCAACGGTAGAATTCTTAGATTTTTCTAATTTAGCACATTTTGCTTCTAAAGTATCGCATCTCTTAGAAAGTGTTGCGAGTTGTTTTTCAATAGCACTAAGATCTACAGCATTAGAAGCTTCTTTTTTTACTGCAGTTCTTTTTGTTGGACGTGCTCGAGTGGTTTTAGTAGCGTCAGCCATATTAATCTCCAAAAATTATTATAAATTATATTTTTTTTATCTAAAACGTTTAATAAACAAACGGGGCGGCACTAAAAGTACCGCCCCAACAATAACATAAATTGTTCTTAGATCACGTTAAGATCAGCAACTGTTACAGTACCATAAAAGTCAGAACGAACCATCTTCTTACCGTAGCGAGTCATCACTCCCTTGCGAGGAGTAAAGTCTTCTGGTGCAAAGATTGTTGGTGTAACAATTAGAGGTACATAAGGAGCATATACATAACCAGTTTCTAAATAACTACCGCCCTTATATCCGACAAGCACCTTATTTCTTGGGAAGTAAGGATCTTTATAGACTGTGAAGCGATTGCTAAGAGTACCGACTTTTTCAGCTCCGATACTCATTGGAGTACCGACTTGTCCATCACCGTCTAAGCTATAGCTTGGTCGGTAGAGAACGGATGCCTCAAGAATAGTTGCAATGTCTGGAGAGACTACAATGAAGTTAGCTGAACCACGGAGTGTGAGTCTATGGATTTCGTTAGCAACATCAATAATAGTTTCTACGAGAGTCTCATACCATTCACGAACGGTGCCTGTGAAGCTAGGTCCTACAGAACCTGCCCCTCCAGGGGTAATCAAATTACCATTTCTCTTATTCATGAACTTACCGGGCGAGCGTGACCAATAAAAATTAGTTTTCGCCTGAGTTAAGAGATCATTAAGAATCTCTCTATCAAGTTCAAGAGCAATTTGCTCAGAAAGGATCTGAGTGAGTTCTACTTCAGCATCTAGCGAATGATATGCATTTAAATCTTGCGCTAACTCTGGTGACCAGCGAGCACGAAGCTTACGAGTAACAGCAGTAACCGCAATAGATTCTACCTTAATATCGATCTCTGGGATCTCTGGTGAAGGTGTAGTCTTAAAATCAGACTCAAATGTTGGGATGGTGAGTGCATCGCCATCTGTTCCAACATTTAATGAAGGCGCTAAAATGTAATCAATATCTTTGGGTTCTGTATAGCTATCAGTACCTGAAATAATCATTAATATAGCAGCGTTCGAATCTCCAGGTTTGGTAAGAGGATCATGTGTCCAATTAGTACCATCCCATTTACCTACTTGGTTAAGTCTTCTAATGTTGACTACTTTAGGACCAGAGTTCTGAATCCCTTGCGCTTGGAGTGTTTGTGCAGGTCCGGCAAAGTTTTTATTAGCACCTGTTGGAATAAGTGCAAAATCTTTAACCATTGACATGTCGCCATTGCTAAATTGCGTAGAATTCATATCAATAAACAATGCAGAGAAAACACCTTTACCAGCAGCATTGGGGTTATCCTCAATAAGTCGACAAATTTGTTCGTCGAATTGAAGAAGCTTACCATCAGAACCAGTAGCGTCCAATCTCTTAGCCGCTGTAAGAGTAGATCCACCACCAAAAGCGCCAGAAGCCATAACAGTAATAGTATTTGCTATTTGTCGAACTCTAGAATAACCAGAACCTGCAAGATTGTACATACCACCGATTCCAAGAGAACCAGAGCGCACGCCCTTACCAGTGGGAAGATTGTAAATTGAGCTTCCGGAAGGATAAGTAGCAGATGCTCCATCTCCTTGACCGCCAACATCTGTTCCATAAGTGTAATCTAGATAGAAAAGGAGACCAGATGGAAGACTCATAGGCTGAACTGAAACTAATTCATTAGCTACTAATCCGCCAAAAACTCTACGGACAATTGGAAATGCAATATTTTGAAAGCCTCTTAAATCTCCAGAAGAAGTTAAATTACCCCCTCCTGTAGAAAGAGAGTTTGCTTCTCTTAAGACTTGCGCTGCTTGATTTTCAAGCAAAGAAGCCATATTTTCTCTAGTGGTACCCTCTAATCCTCTAAGAAGACCAGTGCGAGACCACTTTTCAACTAACTTTCCATTACCTGCTCCAACATTACGTTGGCGAATACCTTCGGTTAGCTGCTCTAATGTAAATTTTTTGTCCATTAATTTCTCCGATTAAAGGTGGCGCCCGAAACGGACGCCACCAATATCTGTTTTAGTTATTAGATCACGTTAAGATCAGCAACCGTAACAGTACCGTAGAAATCGGAACGAACCATCTTCTTGCCATAACGAGTCATGACGCCCTT